GAAGATTAGTCTTCTTCTTAGCCACTATTTGATTTTAAGTTTTTTCTTTTTTGCTATAGCAATAGCGGATTGTTGCTTCATTTTTGATTTTTTAGAAGGTCTTCCTCTTTTGCTACCATAAGTTCCTTTACCGTAAGGCATAATTAACTCCTATGATTTTTTCTTGTTAGATTTTTTCCAGTTGTTCTGCATTGCTTTGTATGCTTCAGGAGAAATCGTAGACTTCTTCTTACTTCTAGAAATACCTAATTTTTTTCTTCTATTTATGTTTGCTACTAATGACATTATTTTTTCTTACCTGTTAGTTTGCTTACTGTTGATAATCCAAAACTTCCCGAATAGACAATGAGAACCGCCCACCAAAATTCTTGCGGAGCGTTTTTCAAAATTTCAAAACCTTTCTCCATATACGGTTGTGTTTGTGGAATAAATAAACACAAAAATATTAACGCTATTTTAATTGTTAATACTTCGTCTTTAATACTGTTTTTAGAAGAACGTATTTGTTCTACTGATACATTCTTTTCAGCTTCAATTTCTTTTGCTCTAACTATTTTATCTTTCTCCATTTTATGCTGAATAGCACCGACAGTTTTGTCTACGACTATTCTAGTCAAAGGATTTTTTAATAAAGGTAAAACAAAGTTAAGCATTACGTGACCTATTTTTAGATTTAGATTGAACTCTTAAATTAGAAGGTTTGTTGTTTCTTGGGTTCTTATCTTTATGGTCAATATCTTTACCATTGATAGAAGAACCCAATTTCTTTTTCATTAATCTTCTAGCTAAATTTCTTCCTGCTCTATTCTTTTTTTGTTCAGGTTTAGAATGGTAATTCTTATATTCTGAACTGTAGTCTCTCATTATAGAACCGAACTTCTAGCTATTTTTTCTTCTACTGATTTTCTATATGCAGGGTCGCTTTCGTATCTTGGGTCATTCATTGCTGAAGTGACTTGTGCAACACTTTCAAACATTTCAGGATTAGAAGCCGTTGTATCACCTTCTAACATTTGCGGTTTCTCACCTGATATACCTGCTCTGTTTGCTATAGCTGATACTGCAAGTTTAACTTGCTCTATTGTTCCTGTATCTAACATATCGTTAAATGCAGTCTTTTCAGCTTCGTTAAGATTGTTTGAAGACCAGTCTAACAACTGTTTATAATTTTCTTCACCACCTACAACATTGTGTACTTGACGAACATCATTATCTGCAATTGCCTTTTGACCTTCTATATATCCGTCTACAAGGTCTTTGTTTAAACCTAATTTATTAAGTTCATCATAAGACTTTTCAGATATTTCACCTGTCTCTGCGTATTCATTATAATATTTATTCATATCATTGCTTTCAGCAACTTCTTGTGCTTCAGCAAGTCTACGCATTTCTTGTTGTGACGGTTCTTGATTTTGTTCTGAAAGTTTTGTTTCCAATGCACCGTATGCTTTCGCTAATTCTTCTGCATTAGAAAACTTTTCAGGCAACCAAGAAGGTCTTGTTTCATCAGTAGACTTATTTGTGTTATCTACTGAACTGACTTCTACATTTGTATCATTCTCAGAAGTAGCATTAACAGTCTGTTGTTTTGCTTGTTCTTCTATAGAAGGATTTGGTGTAGCGTCAGGATTTACTTCTACTCTATCTGTAGACATAGTTTACTCCTTATTTTCTAAAGAAACTTCACCATTAGCACCCAACGCAACTTCTTTACCTTGTGATGTTGCATACTTAGCACCTTCGATAGCAACTCTTGGGTCAGCTAACGCTTGTTGTGCAAACTGTTGTTGTTGTGCTTGTTGAGTTTCTTGTTGTATTTGCTCTTGGGATTTAATTAATCCTTGTGTGTCAATTCCATTTGCAATAGCAAATTTCTTAATAGCACTATCTAGATTAATGTATTGTGCAAGTGTTTCAGCACCAAGAGTATTCGCTAAATCCGACATAAATTGTAATAATTTAATTCGGTCACTTGCTCTGCCTAATGCTTCCATTCCGACAATAATTTTAGTTTTAACTATGTCTTTAGGAAGTTCAGGAAGAAGTCTTTTCTTCTTTAACATTGCCATTTTAGTATTGATGTATGGCAATTGAAATTCTGTAGTTAATATTCCGTAAACACCACCTAAGGCGTCTTGTAATTCATTAGCAATTAATTGTACTTCAGTAGCCGTCACTCTTTCAGCTTGTCTTTGTACTGAAGCATTTAATAAGAAAGCAAATTGTAGTCTTTGTTCAATTCTACCCATTGCTTCATAAGCAACTCTAAAGTCTGCAAATTTATTTGCTTGTAATACAGAAACGTCTTTAGCGTCACCTTCTATAATTGCACCATTTGGTGCTTTAGCAATTGAACTTGCTCTAGTAGTTCCATTTGGTGCAATCATAAATAACATTTTAGAAGACGCACTACTGCCTTCTAAGATTGCTCTTGTTAAACCTTCTAAACTTTTTAAATCACCAAGAAAACTTTCTACGTGTCCACGACCGTAGTTCATACCGTCTATTCTATTAAATCTTAATGCAAGATAAGGTAATTTATCTAAATCAAAAGTTTCTTCGTAAACTTTAACTTTATTTACTTCTTGATGTACGTGCCAATCATTTTTTCTTCTATGGACACAAGTAAATAAATTTAAACTTTTTCTTTCCTCTTGTACTTTATCTACAATAATTTTCTTTCTTAATTTTTCAGGAATAGTTGTAGGTGATAAACCTTCCTTAATTAAAATTTGTAAAACTCTACCTTGTGGGTCTCTTTTAACTACATAGTTATCTAGTCTGTAAACTCTTAGACCGTCATCATTTAATTTTAATAAAACATTTCCTGAAACAATAAGATGTTTTAATGCTTCATAAACCGCAACTCTGTCATTATTACTTTCAATGTTGTCCATTACGGCTTTTTCAATTTTAGACAAACCTTGTTCAATAGTAGCTTTCTTTTGTGGGTCAGCTTCTATTTGATTGTAAACAAGATTATCAATATCAAGTCTAAAGAATGGTGCTTGTGGTGGAAATAAAGCTAACATTAATTTACTAGCTAAATTCATCACACCCCTACTACCTACACTTTGATAAGGTGTTGGATATGTAGTTGCTTCGTTAGCACCTTTTGGTGGAAATAAATGTGGAATAGTTAATTCTGCACTTTCTCTTGCTCTTTCTAAATAAATTTCTCTATCTAGTTCTAACTTTGAATACTGACTTTCAAGAGAAGATTTATCTTCGCTGACTGTTGATGTATTCAATTTATATCGTTCCATAATTAAGCAGTTGGAAAGTTAAGACCACTTCCTGATAATCCTGAACTCGTTAAAGGTATTCTTAAAGACCCTCTACCAAGTCTTTTACGACTTGCAGTAGCGGTATTTGAACTACCACTTACGGCACTACCACTAGCGTCTCTTTTTACTGCTCTGTTTGGTGCAGTTTGAGAAGTAGTAGCATTGCTTACTGAAGGCGGTGCTTCAGGAATTGGTTCAGGAGCAGGTGGCGGTGCAGGTGCTTTTATACTTACACACATAAAATCTACTCCTCTTGTATTTTATATTTTTCTATTAAATGATTTACGACTGACCTTTGACCTGATTTGTAGAATGTTTGTTTCTCATTATCTGACAGGTCAGCACACTTTTCGGGAAAAAGAATATCCAAATATTCAACAAGTTCCTTACTTATTATTGGTACTTTTATTTCTTTTGGCATTGTCTTTTACTCCTAAAGTGGAACTTAATTCAGTTCTCTTGTTGGCAATCTCCCCTGCTATTGCTGAGTACCCACAAGCGTCTACATAATCATCTAGGTTATGTTCACCTGCTTGTGTTCTAGCTATCTTTAATAGAGACATTAGGTTAGCAACATCTTCAGGAAGAATTGTTATTGCTAGTTTGGTTTTGTTTTGAATATAACCAGTCCAAAGTCTAGCTATGTTTTCGTGATTGACTACCTTGTCACCGTGTTTTTTAGCACGGTCATCACTAACTAGCTTTTGAGTTTGTTCTAGTATCTTTGTAGTGTTCATACATATAACTCCATAATTTAGGTTTATTAGTTTGGAAGCAGTATTCATCTTTTCTTAATATTCTTGCTAACCTTGCTTGGTGATATGCGTCTTCAAAAGTATGTCCATTACGTTCATACTCTTTAATGACTGCTTCCCACATATCATCTATATTGAAAGTTCCATTCAATACTCTGTTAGCTTTGACGTGACCTACACCTACACAACCTTTATAGCCGTCAGCTTGGTCTCCTGTTAAAACCTGTAGACAAAAGTTTTTATCTGCTTGTGCTTCATCTACAAATTCAAGTTGGTCGTCACCAATGAAACAATGCCAAGAAGGTATTGTTCTCATATCCTTGTCACCTGAAATAATTACATTGTTAGTTTTGTAATGTTGGGTAGCTAATATACCTATTACATCATCACCTTCTAAATTAGGTAAAGTATAAAAGTTATAGTTTTGCTGAACCCATTTTCTCAAAGGTGCATAACAAATTGGTTTTCTAATTTTCTTTCTGTATGATTTATATTCAGCGTCTAATGATTTTCTAAAATTTAATGTATCAGAAAAGGCAACAATTATTTCTTTAGACTTAGTATAATCTTTATACCAGTCCATATTCTGTTTAAATATTTGTTTACCTACTGATAAATCAGAATGTAAAGTCCAAATATCATTACCCCAGTCAATAGGTTCTTCTAATTTAGAAGCAATCTTGTATATGACTAAGTCACCGTCTACTATCATAATTTTATTTGTGTTCTTGTAAAAGTCATTCATATTTTTCATTCTTGCTTTGTTTGCTGAATGAATTTCAAAATGCTCATTCGTTAATAGTGTCATTTGATTATCCTCATTTTTGTAATACAGGCACGGGGCAATGCGTTTACATCACCGAAAGTTATTTCGCCTGATTTGCTTATTGAATAGGAAGCAAAAGTTTTAACTAAGTTTTTATCTCTATAGTAAACGTATGCTTCAATTACACATTCTTCAGGTGTAAATTCATCTAATTCTTTTGTAGTGTGCCAACCACTATCTCCTGTGGGGTCTACCCAAGTTATTTTATATTTTTTATATTTCATTATATTAATTCTAGTAAGTCTCCCTTCGGTACTAAAAATCCTTTACTGGTGAAGTTGTCTCCACCACTTGCTATTCTGTAATCTTTGGTTTTGATTAATTTCTTTAATCGTCTTGTCGGAATAAATAGATAAGTCTGTTCTTTGTACGCTTCTGTCCAAATACAGAATACCCAATAAGAAGCAGTAGTAGTTTTAATACCGCTTTCTTTTCCTCTGCTTTCATATTCAACAAAAACATTTCCTGTCTTTTGACATTTTCTATCTGTCTTTATTTCTATTTGTTTACTCTCAACAATTTTCTGAAATTCGTTTTCGTATTTTTCGCCAAACTCTAGGCAAAGGTCGAAGTTAGGGTTAAACCCTTTAGTGAGTGTCACTCCAATTCTGACCTACTTTAATCTCTCCGTCTAACTGACATCTAAAATTAAAGAAGTCTTTTGTTTTGTTAAATATTGATAAAGCTATTGTTTTAAATTCTTCTAGTCTTTCTTTTCTGACATAGAATTGCATTTCATCGTGAACGTGAAGTACCATTGCGTAATCTTCACCCCACTTAAATCCTGATTTATATAATTCTTCATTCAAGATTATTGTACCTTGTTTAACTATTAATGCTCCTGCACTTTGTATTAATGTATTAAGTGCTGAGTATTCAGCTTTAGGTATCAATCTTCTACCGTCTAAACCTTTTATATAACCAACTGTTTTATATTTACGTCTTACTTGGTCTACTAAAGTTTTTAATGCAGGTAGACTTTTTTCAAATTTATTTCTTATTCCTTTGGCTTCTTCCAAAGTGACATTAAGTATTTCACCGAGTTTCGCATTTCCGCAACCGTAAATGTAAGCATATATAAACCTTTTAGCTTCAGAACGTGTGGATAGTCCGACAGATTTTTGATTGACGGTATGTATATCATCTTCCAAAAGTCTTTTTGAAAAGTCACCATTATCAAATATAGCCAAGAAATGAGAAAGCACACGCAACTCCAAACCGCTAAAGTCAATACCACACATAACCATATCGGTAGGAGCAATAAATAAGGAACGAAATTCTTTACCATACGGACTGTCTGACGAAACACATTGTGCCAAGTTTGGACTAAAGTGACTGCACCTGCCCGTGTATGTACCCATTGTATTAACTTTTCCATAAATTTTTCCTTTGTTATTTAATTTTATATATGCTTGTTCTCCTTCACTTAATTGTCCTAATCTTTTTTGTATCATTAGGTATTCAGAAATCTTTTTTGCTTCAGGATATTTTAATGACTTCAATACCTGTTCGCTTACTTCAGGTTTACCAGTTTGTGTAAATACTTTTGGTTTCCAACCTAAAACATTTATTAGTCTATCTGCTATGTGGTCTCTTGAATTAGGATTAAAAATTTCTGTCTTGTAGATTGCTACAGGTACACCTGCTTTTATTCCTCTTTTTTTATTATCTCTTTTATAAACTTTCTCACCACAGTATTTTTGCCAAGCGGGAAAAACTACAGTCAATTCATCTTCTAACTGTAGTTTCCGCTTTACTAGGATAGATAATAGCGACTGAGAAGCCGTCTCATCAAAGTAAATTCCGTGTTCTTCTTGTTTTCTAATCCAATGTGCAAAGTTATGTTCTAACTCTATTGCTTTTTCAGAATAATTTTCTTGTTTAATTTTATTGTATAATAAATGTGTGACTTCAACATCACGTATACAGTAATCCAACATATCCTGATTAAATTCACTAAAGTCAGAATGTTCTTGGTAATCACCTTTACGTAAACCAAGTCTATAACCAAACGCTTCTAATGAAAACTTTCCATATAGCTTAGGTGGCAATTCTTTATATTTATAATCTTCTTCTAATCTGTTTGTGTAAATTAATCTTGATATTAAAAGTGTATCAAAAAACTTACCTTTATAATCAAATCCAAAATGTTTTTTTATTGCAGGTAAATCGAACCCCTGCACATTATGACCTATTAATAAAGTAGCTTTCTTTAGCAGGTCTAGACTTTCATTCAGATTGTCAGGATTATATGAGTAGACCTTATTGGTTTCTATATCCTTAAAGACAATGCAATGAATTTTAAAGTCTAACTTGTCGAGAAACCCATTGGTTTCTACGTCAAAGACTAATTGCATTTATTGTATTGTATGTACTGTTATTTTACTAACACTTGGAAGTATGTGACCGACACTACCTATAGCTTTATTAATTACTGTTTTAGCTTCAGCGTCACCACACATAATAATTGGAAATACGTTTTCGTATTTAATTGAATTGTAAATTGCAGTCATAATTGTTCTGCAAGTTTGAAAAACTAACTGTTGTTGTTCTTGTGATAATTTTATGTAATCTTCTTTTTCTATCAGAAAGGACAAGATGAACTTGGCTAACATTTTATCATTCATCAAAGTCACCTTCTGACAGTCTTCCTGTGTCTTTGTTGTAGGTCAAAGAACAGGCAATTCCAGTATCACCGCTATAACGGTTCTTTAAAACTCTAGCAGTCATTATGTTGCTAGAACTTTCATCTTGTTGGTCTCTTTCAAAACCGATTACACCGTCACTTAATTGTGCAAGTGAATGTGAACCTCTTAAATGTGATAAAGAAGTTTGAACTCCTTCTTCGTGACCAAGTTTACCCTCAGGTCTTTTCAAGTGGGAGACGACAAACATACTACATTTGATTTCTTCAACTAACTTTCTAAGGTTAGTCATAAGTAAATCTATATTACGTCTTTCGTCTCCGTCACTTACACTAGAGACAACAATGGATATATGGTCTAAGAAAATTATCTTACAATCTAATGCTACAACCATATATCTTATACGGTTCATTAAATCGTCTGTATCAGAAACTCCGAAACTGTCGTAAAAACAAATATAATCTTTTACGTTATTCCATTCTTTAATTAATTCTTCTTCAGGAATTTGTTTTCTTACATCAGGTTTATGTATTAATTTATTTAAACCTAAACCAACAATTCCTCTAATACTTCTTTTTACGTTTTCTTCTAACGCAATGTACCCAACTTTAATTTTTTGACTAATTAAGTGGTAAGCAAGTTCACGGCACACTTGGCTTTTACCTGTACCTGAACCTGCACACAACAAAGTTAGTTCACCTTGTCTGATACCACCTAGTTTATTATTAAGTCCATTCCATTGATAAGGAATGGTTTCGACATAATCGTCTTTGAGTAATAATTCTTTTGTTTGATTACCTTCTACAATTCCTTGTGGTGTATATGCTTTAGCTTCCCATATACTATCATAAAGTTTTGTTGCCTGACCTTTTTGTAATAATTCATTTGGGTCTTTTGCAGGTAGTCTAGCTATCTTAACTTTTTTTACAGGAAGTATATTTGCACATTCAACACTTGCTTTAGTTCCTGCTTCATCATTATCAAACATTAATACAATGTTCTCAAATTTAGATAACCATTCTAATTCTTGTTTAATATATTTCTTTGCTGAACTAGCACCTGAAGGTACTGAAACAACTGGGTATCTATTATTTTGTACTTTACTCACGGAGAGACAATCAATCTCGCCTTCTGTTATGATGACGGTCTTGCCCCCGTCTCTCCATAAGTTTTGACCGAACAAAGTTATTTTGTCCGTATCACCCAACCAAAGGAAACTCTTATCTTGGAAACGTAATTTTTGTGCTACCTTGTTATAATCTTTATCGAAGAAGTTAGCTATATGGCACGGCTTGTCTTTGTAATTACCAGTTTGATAATTAAACTTTTGACAAGTATCACTATCAAGTTTTCTGCTAGGTATAGCTTCGTATATTCCTTCAATCATATTTGAGATTATTTTTTCTTTTATAGGTAGGTCTTCATTACTGCCTTGATATTGTTGGCAACCGAAACAATACGTATGGTCTTCATAGACACCAAGATTGTCACGGCTACCACAATTACTACAAGGAGCGTGATGAAGAAACTTATTCTTCGACATCAAGACCTTCTAACTCTGCTAAATCTGCGTCATCAGTTAGACCGTCTTGAAATTTATAATTCTTTATATCTTCGTTTAATAAATATTCTCTGACATTAAAGTTTGGACAAGTTTTACTTTCGTCTAACATATAATGACCGACTATCTGTGCGTCAGGATATTTAACTAATAATTCTTCTAATGTTTTCTTTAAACTTTCCCATTGTTCAGCAGTAAAGTTATCTTCAGGTTCTTTCCAATTTTCTTCTTTTGCACCACCAACTAAACATAATCCATAAGATGTATGATTATATCCTTTGACGTGTGCTTGAATTGCGTTGTCTTCTCTGCCTTGTTCTACTTCGCCATTTCGTTTTATAACTTTTCCATAGCCGATACGTAGCCACCCACGTTCTCTATGAACTCTGTCTATCCATTTAGCGTCTACATCTTTTTGTGACGGTCTCGTTTGAGAACAATGAATAACAATGTATTTAGTTTCTTGTCTTGCCATTTTAATTAACCTTTAATTTTTGTTGTTGTTTAATTTCGTCTAACCATTTCTTAGGAAATGTTTCTTTTGTTGAAGCAATACAATGAAAAGGAAATCCAAACATAGTACACCACTTGGCGTATGTAGTTTTTGACTTCTTTCCTATCTTTGTATTTGCATTTGAAAATACTATTCGTAAATCCAATTTAGGATTTTGTTGTTTGATAAGTTTCATCTTTTTCCTATCAGCACTATTGAAAGCACCTTTAGTTTCTACAATGAAAGAATTATCAATTGGAAAATCAGGCGTGTACGTCTTCTTAATCGCAGGTTGGAAGTAAGTTATTTTCTTGCCTTCATACTCAAACAAACAATTATTTTTATTTAAGTAATTGTAGACAAGTTCTTCCAACCCCGACTTTAAAGTAGTAGTCTTAGAAATCTGTACTCGTTTGAACTTCTGTCGTTTTCGGTACATCTTCTTTAACCTGACTTACATATCCGTCTTCCTTATCGAATAAGTCTAGTTGTTTAGAACCACCTTCAACTAATTCAATAACTTGTACGGCTTTTAATTGCATAGTCACACCCGCACCCAATGCAGGAACATAATAAGTTCTCATTTGGTAAGCGATTTTTCCTTTGCTTCCACCCCATATACTGACTGTAGAAGGCATAGGATTTTTCTGACTATCTAAAACAACAGGTTTCTGACTAAAGTTTTCTTTAGTCTTTCTATTAACACCTGTAGCTTTCATTTTAAATTTAAAGAAGACATTGTCTCCTTCAATTGTATAAGGTCTTGGTGCGGTCTTTACTTTTTTTCCGCTTTCCTTTTCAGCGTCAGCAATAGAACTCTCAATAGCTTTATCTATGCTATTCATCATTTCCTTTGCTTTTGCTGAAGGAACTTTGAGCGTCACCTTGTACTCACCTGCTTCGTTAAAACGAACATCAGGTTTGTTTAAATGTGGGTAAACGAACTCACCAACAACGCTTATAAGCGATTGTTCTGACATATATGATTACTCCTATATTTATATGTTTAGTTAGCCATAAGTGGTACTTAATTGCACTACTGCAAGTATTTACACACAGAAGAATACAGAGTGCTTGACTTGCTCTAAATCCAAGTTTCCTTTTGCAGGTATATTTGGAAATTTCTTAGCTTTTTTCTCTGACAGCATTTGTTTCATTTCAACAGCAAAGTTAGCCAATATATCTTGACTATAAATTTCACAAAATGCTTCACGTAATGCTTTTGCCATAAGTCTAACATCAGGTGCTAACACACCAAAGCTATCGTGAATTAAACTAAAAGTATCAACTCCAAGTTCATTAGCTTTAACTACTGCTAATTGTAATACACTAGCGTCTAATGAATGAATAAAGTTAGGACATATAGATTGTGCAGTTTTTCTTTTATCTATTATTTTAGTATCACTTGCTAAAGATAACTTAATAATACTATCACCCATTTGTGTCTTAACTCTTTTACTTTCCTTTTTATAACAACTCATAAATACAGGAAGTCCTAAAGGTGTAGTCCAAGTCACAGGTAAGTTTTCAGAAGCAACTAACCTTGATACTGTTTTTAGAAAAGACATTATTTCT